GCGAACTCGTAGCCACCTTTCCAGATGTGAAACTCTTTCCGTTTGGAAGGAAAATCTCCAGATAGGGATCACACATGCATTTCGAATGCTGTTAAATCCTACAGAACAACGTCTGTTGAGATATAAAAACTTCTACCATGGCATGTGTGCTGATCGGATGTTGAAGATCATGTCTTCATTCGGTGATTCCGTCTGTCCATCTCTCGGAAGAACTCAAAAGATGGTCAGAGGGAGATCGAAAGATCTCCCTCCTTGTGATTGTGAACATTGTTTACAATCACATACAAATGCTCAGATCATTCCAGAATCTAAATCTATAAAAGAAAATAGATTAGTCTGGAAACGAGCATCCGCAGCGTTAGAAGCTTTATTTGAAGTTTTAAGTATTTTTATAAATACAGTAAAATACAAACGTCATTTAAAACTTCTTCGGCAGGAACGTAATCTAATGATATTTAAAATATATCATTGGTGTTTGGAAGACACAATGGAAAAGAATTTGAAAAACGAATTCTTGCGTCTTTTATCTTTAGGAACAAGAAAACCAGGAGAAGTTTCAACTACTTCTCTCTTTGGCCCATTTCTTAACAGAATTCTTAAGAGACATTGTATATACATGTCTCATGGAAATAAGAATTCAGCCACATTCGTCAGATCTTTATTGGAATCCAAGCGTTGCTGGATAATATCTAGCAAAAGAATTGAAAATTCCGCAATGGAGAAACATAAAAATATTATGAGTTCTCCAGGGTTCACTGACAATGAAGCGATTGAATGGTTGATAAAAGCGACTGACTTAGTTGTAAAACCTAACAGTAAGTTAGATTCGACTGGGTTAGTTTGTCCAACTTTCTCGGCTTGTTATGAACGTAGTAAACAAGATGGAGGTTGTCATATGGAAAGTTCTCTAGGTTATGATCTAAACTTAGATGAACCCTATATGATTCCAAAGTGCTCACTAGAACAGGAACGTTACTGCTTAGACCAGTCAATTAGAACTAGTAATGATGTAATTTATCAAGCGATACCTGAACCTGGTAAGTTCAGGATCATTACTAAGGGACGTTCTAATTTGTACACTGGTCTTCGGAGACTACAAGGACATTTACTAAAAGAATGGAAGAAACTTCCATTCAGTACTATGACTGATTATGATCGTGAAAGAATTATCTTTCGTATGACCGAAG